GATATACTCGCTTATGTCTTCCATGTGATCTTGAATATCAAAAGTCGTTTCTTTCGTTTTTAATTGCTCCGCGATTTCGCCGGATACCATTGCCCCGAGTTGATCTTTCAAAAGTTTAAACAGCGACAAGCGGATATCGTCCAGCAAAATAGACTCTTCTGTATTTAGTGTACGTTGGGCGGCGGCATCCTCTTTTGATTGCGATAGTTCTTCGCGCAAGCTGGCAAGCTCAGTATCCCGCCGTTCGATCATCTCGCGGGCGGCGCTCAATTCGGTTTCGTTGGTGTAGTCTGTTTTTGCAAGTTCCATTTTGTTCTCCAAAACAAAGTTAAAGGGGCAAGGTTTCCCCTGCCCCACTATGCGCGATTGTAAAGCGCAAATCAACAGAAAAGTTTAAGCGGCAATCCGGTTCCAATCGCGGGCAGGCATATTCAACAGACGACCTCCAAGGCGTTGATAGTCATCTGTCTGATCGATATCACATTTGTTGCCCGCTGCTGTGACCGCGTTAATAAAGGTTGCCCGCGACAATGGGCGGTCGTTCTCATAGCCCGCTTGTCCAATTGTAGACATAAGACCATCCAAAACATTTGACGTTTCTTTTTTGGTTAAGCGCATGACGGTGCCAAGATTATTGACCGTGTCTGCCACAGAATATTCGCCTTCGATTGTGTCGGCGGCGGCTGCTTTCATTTTGTCTAGCACTTGGTCAAACATCTCGCGGCTGCTGTATGCTTCCACTAGGTCGCGCAGTTTTAAATTTAAGGCGCGGTTATCGGCTTCCTGCGCCTCTCCAGATAACAAGCCCCAGTCGTCGCTATCGCGGGCGCTGGTGATATGGCTGCTTCGCGTTTTGTTCTCCGTCTGCATACCATTTAGACATGCAAGCGTCCAAAACAGTTGATATGCCGTCACTGATCCTTGGCCCGTCTCCGAGTTGGAAAACCCTACTCCGTTCGCCATAATATCTTTGACGTTGGCACCCGCTCCGGTGTGAACAAGGCTTTTAAACCGCATGTATAGCTTACTGTCGCTAATATTAGCTTGAACAACTTGAAGCTGGCTTTCGTTCTCCATGATCGGCGGCAATACCGTCTGCAACATATCGTTATTATCATAAGTTTTAAACCTGTCGGAAAGCAAAGCTCTGGCGGTGCCGTTGGTTTCGTCGGTATCAAGAAACGTTCTCAACATCTTGCGCTTTGGTTCTTGATCAAAGTGAGCGTTGATCAGGTTATCGAACTCAAAAGGATAATGTGTTTGAAGGCGGCGGGCCGTGCGGGCCTCAATGTCGCAATGCGCGGCTAGTTGTTGGAAAGCAACGCTATTCATTTTTAAGTGGCGGGTAGGTTCGCCGCCTTTTGCTTCAATAATCAATTCCGGTTCGCGTGTTTCTGAATTGGTTACTTTCTGCAAGTCTGATGTCGGGGTCAAAAAATCAGCCTTGCGGGCGGCTTGGTCTTGGACCTGTTGCATTAATTGGGTCAAGCTGCCGTGCGTGTTCTCAATCGAATGTGACATTGTGTAAGTCTCCAAAGTTAAAGGGGCAGGATTGCCCCGCCCCCTTCATATAGAACCTCGCATATATAATCAAGCGGAAATTTCTAATCGTGCGTTTCCTCGCCAATATCACCCGCTATATGGTGCCTGATTATGGTGCGGGGCGACAAGCCAGAAACAAAGCGGCGCAATTTATCTCCGTCTGTTTCGTCTTGATCTTGCGCGGCTGTCGCTGTCCAGTGAAGCGCAACGTTTCCCGAACTGGCATAGCAACCGCCTGCCTCATCTGGGTTGGCGGCTTTCTTTTTACTCGCACCGTGGGCAGTAAAGCCAATGGCAAAACTTCTTTCGAGCCTTGCGCATAGTGGGTCACCATTGCCGCAATCGGCACAACTAAAGCCCGCGATTGTTTCGGCAGGACAACGCACTATCAACGCACCATCGACAGACTGTTTCTTTTTACCCTGCCAGAATTTTTCGCCAACGGTCACAACACAAGGCACCTTAAAGCGCATAAACTTTGCCGCGATTTCTGCGGTCTTTGCGCTATAGTTTATAACCGTTTTATTTGCCGCAAGTTTTCGTTTCCAGTGAAGGGGAGAGAAATGCGAATAAGTAAACGATACACCTTTTACTGGTTTGGCATCTAAAACAGCGTCAAGATAATCAACGTCTATTTTTGACGAACCGCACCCGCTCGGGTTAAGTTCACAACTAGCGGGGCAAGTTCCGTAATTGCTACCATCGCCCGCTCTATATGTGACTGCAATTCCCCGCGTCTTTTTTGCGCGGCTATATTCGACAGTTTTTAGCATAGCGTTCTCCAATCTATACAATGTCCCATACCTATAAAAGAAAAAAGCCCGCGTGTAAAGCGGGCAGTTTCTAAAGTTCTATCTGCGGCGTTTCCGCGTTGGTTTTTTGCGGTTAGCTCTTTTGCTCAATTCCTCGTAATCGCTGCCGTAAAGCAATCGACCTATCAATTCAAAAATAAACATCGGTTAGGCGTTCTCCCTTTCTTCGGTGGTTTTTAAATCCAGCGTTATGTTGCGGTTAGCCTGATCCACAAAACGCCGATATATATCTTTCTGGAACTGGGCCTTAGTTCTAGTGCTGGCGTTAGTGTGCAATCCGACGTGGCTTTTTACATCCTCCGCCGTAATCGGACGGCCTTTTAAATCCTTATCGCGAAGCCAAGCCCCGTTTATCGTTTCAATTGCGTGACACCGAACGTAAAATTCTTCCCAATTCTTTTCCGTAATTGCATTTAAGCCAACCGACATGGTGCCCCAAATTAAAGCACTGGTGATAGGCCAGACGGCATCGTCTTTGTAGTCGGCTTTAACGCCGCATAAATCATAGTTTAAACTCATAGCATGTTCTCCATTTTGCTAACCCCTTAACCATATGCGATTATATGGGAGTTATCAAGTCCAAAATGGCAGACCAATCAAAAGGATTTGTGCCCTCATATACAGGCTTGGTTTTTAATCCATCTGTTTTGACCGCGATAGCCTGATCTGCGCGATACAAAAGAACAGTGGGTTTCTTTCCCCAGTTTTGATGCTGCTTAACCAATATCCAACTACTACTGTGTCGGTGCCTCGTAAGCCAAGAAACTTGGTGCGGGCTCAACCGAACCGCGTTAGCCTTGCAAAACTTTAATTCTACAAAATGAAAAAGCCCGCGTTCGTCGCAGATCATAAGGTCTGGTATGCCCTGACCCACAGAGTTCTCTATTCGAGTGAGGCTTAACTGGGGCCTAATCCTTTTTGCTGCTGTCCTCAACTGCTGGTAAAACGCCGCTTCCGTCGGAATCTTCGGCTGGGGTAACGTCGATAATGTCTGCGCCATTGGTTTCCTTTAAGTCATCCAGTGCTTTCATTACCTCTTCCTTGCTCATGTTGTCGATACTGCCGTGCCTGATCTCCGCCTTGCTGACGTATATATCACCCTGCGCCTGTCCTCGTCTATACTCAGCCTGTACCGCAGCGCTGTACGCCCCGTTTTCGAGGGCCACGTCACGGATTTTCTGAAGGTCACGGACGTGTCGAGAGTAAGTTATGGCAAACCGCTGATCTAACTCATTCCGATACCGCTTTATGGCAGCAACAACGTGCGGGCACTTGTTAGGGTTGGTTAACTCATAAGCGCGGGTGTGGGCGGAACTTTCAGGATATCCCGCTCTTATCGCGGCTTCCTTGTAGGTTATGTGACCGTCGTTGCTCACAAGCTCTTTTACAAAAAGCTCTTGCTTACGCGTGAGGGGGGAATCTAGCGTTGCAAACTTCCGGCCTCGCGGGTCGCGCCTCTGGGCCTCTCTAACATCGTCGTTCAAATAAACGTGTTTTGCCAAAGGGGGACGCGGTTTCTTGCGTTTAGTTTTCTTAGGCAGCTTTGCAAAGTCTTCGGCTGTTTTCTCAGTCACGGGCCTCTCCAGAACGTTAACTATACAATACCTTCTAACAGCATATATTATACCCCGCCAGAGAAACATTTTTAATATTTTTTTGTGGAGAATTGGCTTAACGCAGAAGGCTGCTTAACCGTTTGAGCTAAAAAACTGCCGAAGTAACACCTATCTTTAGTATGGAGTTACCGAAAATGTTACCGTTTTTCGCCCTATTTCTGTTTGATTACAGCGTGGTAACTTTTATAACACCGGTAACGGGTATTTATTTTCGTTTTTTTTTTTTTCAATTCTCAGGAGGGGTATAGTATACGCGTTACCAACGACACAGGCTCCCACCTAAAACTAAGATGAGAGCCTGATCCGCGATCCTGCCACCTATGTCGAATGGCCTATCGCGTGGGAGTGTTAAGTGACCGCTCCCTGCACTAGGACGGGTAAAAACCCCTAAACCCGCCCTATTCGATTAGATTGATTTCTTTTGGTGGTTCACCCAGTTCGAGCCGGACGATTATTCTGTCGCTTTTTGTATCATGCTCGAACGTCATAACGTTTCCGGCGTTGGCGCGTTTTGTCAGCCCTTGGACGGACAGGAGTTTATCGCCCCGCGGTCTGCGGTACAATCGTATGCTTGTCGATGTATATTGGTGACCATCGTCATAGTACGCCACTAGGGTATTTTTGCCCCCATTGTCTATGAAGTCGTATCCCAACTCCGGCTGGTATTCACGAAAGAACGCTACGACGCTTTTATTGGCGTCTATGATGCTTTTGTTGAGCATTCTTTGTGTGATGTTTATTCGGGCTTTCATAATAGTTCTCCATAATTGCTCTTAGTTTTTTTGTCATATCTTTAGACAACTCTTTGCCGTCGTTAAACGGAGTGTCTTTTTCTATTGTTACGAGAGAGGTCCGTGTCCGCGAATACCATTCTTTTCTGTCGTATTCATAACTCAGCACCACGTCGTGAAAGTCGTGTCGGTGCATATAGTAATCGACGTAAGCGGTTCCGTGGAAGCATTGGATTGTCCACGGCCTAGAAGTCTGGTTCATAGTTGTCCCCCTGTTTTAAACTGAAGGTATTGAGTGACGGTTTTTTCGTCATCAAATTCCATAAACATACGATCACCTACTGAGGCCACTCGTCTGGCAAATTCTGTCCAATCTTCGTCTGCTTCCCAATAGAAGGTAGCGAGGGCTATTGTTCGGTGGGGTTTTTGATCTCTTTGCACGTCTGTCATATCAAACGTGTCTCCCTTGTCTGTTGTGACAATTTCAATTTGAGCGGTCGCTCTGTCTACCATTGATGTTATACCCATTGTGTTCTCCATAAGATTTACTCTTACAGGGTGCCACAGGTATAGAAGAAAGTCAAGTGCAGTTAAGAACGCCCCAGACCCGCTGTCCGTGAACCCATTCGCTTACTACCAGACCCAAGCGTCTAAGTCTTCGAAGGTAGTAGAGCGCGGCATCTAGTTTCATCCGCGCTCTTGTAGCCACTTCAAGGTCCGTGAGCCACGATCCTTTGGCGATAACTTCGATTATGGTTTTAAATCCAGTATCCGTCATTACGAAGGCTCCTGACGTATCGGTCGAGTTCTTCTGCGGCGCACCAGTAGTTTTGATCGGCGTTAGGCAGGGGTTCTTTTACGAACCGTGCATCTTGGCATCTATCGACTTCTCGTCGAAGGAATTTCAGTTCGGATTCTTGAAAGGGGTTGAGTTCTTTTTGGATGCGTTTAATGTCTTCTTCTTGCATAGTTCTATTTCTTTCCTTTGTTCTTGAATAACCTCGAACTGCCGTTCTAGTTCGAGGAACTGTTGATCAATTTCGGAGAACAGTTTAACTGCGTCTGGCATTGCTAATATCTCCCAGCACTTTATCCAGAAACTTATTGGCGTCTCTGTTAGCCACTCTGACGATACGTGCGTGACCGTCATCCAGATTTATGCAGCGCACTATTTTGGGCAGCATATCGTCCCAATCGCCCTGCATACTGTATGACCAGATCATGTACGCAATCAGGGTGGACATTTCATCGGGGTTAAGCTGCGTTGGGCAAGCCTGTATGATGCCTTCTGCCACTTCTGATAGGTGGTTACTCATAAAAACTCCTCCAGTCCCTTAAACATGATCTGATAGCGTCTGGCGCGGCCCACGACCCGTTCTATTGGATCGTTTGTTTTCGCCAATACTTCTTCCAGAGTATAACCTTTTTGGGACAGTTCCAGAAGTTTTTGTGCGGCGAGTGAGCGGTTAATTTCCGAGAGCCGCGGTCCGCCGCCTTTGACCTTATTTTTGACGATACCGTAATTAGGTTTTTGGCCCTCGTAGGGTTCCAGCATTCTGGCGTTTTCTATTTTCGCTAGGGTCTTCCACTCTTCCAGTACCGTTAAGTCCATAGTTCCCTCCCAGAAACCGTTTAAGCATTTGCATCATAGCCATTGGGGATTTGGCTTTCACCAATTCCCTCAACCGCCTGTTTTCCTCGCACACGCGTTCGTATTCTTCGCGGTGAATCATCATCAGTGCCTAGTTTTCTGGGCTTCTTTTTGCCCTTCGGCGGACAGGGCGTCCCAATCTTTAATCATGTAGGGCAGCTCGTTTGCCACGCAATATCCGGTCACGGTGTATAGTGCCAACTCGTTCATTTCGGGTTGAATAACGACTAGGAGGTTTTTGCCGTCATTATCCCTGTCAAGTAGGCGCATAACAAAGTCACTTTTTTCTTCGGCTTCCCACGCCATACAGCCGTCGTCTGTGGTTGCGGCGCACGGTCCGACGATAGCGGACAGGTAGCTTATATGCCAAGCTTTATCGCTCATTCTATTCTCCAAACTCTGAAGCCGCCCATAGTCACGCTTCTCACGGTTACTTTAATCCCGAGGCTTTCTGCTTTTGAATAGATGCCCGCTGGCGCGGTTACATCTGAAACGTGGAAGCTGTCGCCAACTTCCATGTCTTCCAAAAGCGCGAATTTCCCTTTCCGCTGTGACGCGGGAAGGGGGATGTTTTTTTCTATCTTATAGTTCATTCTTCAGCCGCCATTCTAATCACGCGGCGAACGTTTGAAGTAAGGTCATCCATAAAGCCGCTAGATATTTGAATTTTGCTCTGATCTTTCATGCGGCGTTCTAACAGATAGACGCCTCGGCAGAACTTATCGTTTGCCACGGTTTTACCGCCAGTATTCAGTTTACCGTTTGGAAACATTATCTGTTCGCGGTAATTACGATACATAGAAGGCCAGAGGAAGTCTTTGTCGTTCTGCAACATATCAAGCACCGAGATAGCTTCGTAATCGGGCAATACCCGCCTGTGAACACAGTACGCCATTGCGGCTTTAAACTGAACCGAATTAAAGCACCGATTGTTTTTTACCCAGCGGGTGTTTTGATTGAAGTGGTGCAGGATATCTCCCATATAAGTATCCGCGATCCGCGACACGGTGGCCTCGTCCTTGAGCCGTCCTTCTAGTCCAGCGCAGCGCATGAGGTATAGTATGGGCAGCACTATGTTGCTTTGGTTTAATCCTGTAATGTCTGCGACTGTTCGGGCTTTACCCAAGTCCAGAGACGCGTACAGTCTTTGGCACTCTTCTGGCGACTCTACACGGCACTGCACAACCACACCTTGGTCAGCGAGAATTACAGCCATACATCTATTTTGACCGTTATATAATACACCGTCTGTATCAACCAGAATAGGTGTTTCCATTGCGTCTACGACCCAGCGGCCTTGTTTAATTTTAAACGCCAACTCCTTAACGTGTTGATCTTTAAGGCCTCTGTGGATTTTTCGGTTGCTGTTCCAGTTATTGTTAAGCAACTCTGTCGCGGCTGCTTTATCAAGAAAGCGTGACTCAATCATTTTGTTCTCCTTTGTTTGAGTAAAGCTAAGATAAACCAACTATACGAGATAGTCAAGTACGGATAATAAATACTTGAACAACCCCTTAGTCTTAGGTTTTTAAAACGGATTTAAATCAGCATTTAAATCCGTCACGTTAACGTCGTTAGCGTGATTAACCGGACAAGAAAAAACCCTCACCGTGGGTGAACGGTAAGGGCTTAATGTTTATTGGAGAACAAACATCATCTCGGAAGAGATGCGTATTACATACGCGATAATATGGGAGTGGTCAAGCTTCTTCGTAGTATTGCTTGAGTTTATTCCGGACAGATTTTAGTTTGCTGTATTGGTCGAACATAAACCGTAGCTGTCCGCTAATGGTTCTGCCTTCGATTGCGGAAAGTATCTTCAGTTCTCGGTACACTTCCACCGGAACAAGCACTGATTTCCATTTTGTAGTATCCATCTTATGCGCCTTTGTGCGAGTTTCTGGGACTATATAAGATAAACGCTTGATGCACAACAAAAAACCCCCGCCTTGCTGAACCAAAGCGGGGGAGTTGAAGAGCAGACTATACTGCTTCGCCCCATGACGGACCCAACTCAACGTCACAAAGGCTTGGCACCTCTAATGGTACAGCATTTTGCATGATTAGTGCAACCTTTTCGGCCTCTTCTCGGGACTTAACTGACATAGCCAGTTCATCGTGTATTTGCAGCATGGGCAGATAGCCCTCGTTATACAGATCGACCATAGCTTTCTTGGTCATGTCCGCGGCGGACGCTTGGATCAGCCTGTTGAGTGCTTTGTATGTGTACGCTCTGACCAGCGGAGTATGCTTACCGTGTTCTAACACCGCTTGCTCGAACGGTAGTGCCTTAAACATTCCAAACTGTTTTGGTTCCCACAACTCGAAACGGCACTTTCGGCCCAGTAGGGACCGCACATGCCCAAGACTACCCCTCTGACTGAGGTGGTTCTGTACGCCCTTCATTAGTTCTTTCACAAACGGCACCCGCTCATGGTATTGGTTGATTAGACTTCTGGCTTGTTCCTCTGGCAGATCAAGTTCAATCGCCAGCTTACCTACGCCCATGCCATACATAATGCCAAGGTTCACGGTCTTCGCTTGTTTACGCGGGATGCCTGCCATATCTGCCACCATCGTATGGAAGTCGGTCCGCGGATCGTCATTATAGCTTTGTACAAACTCTGGGACGCCCCCTAGCACTCTGTTCTGGCTTTCACCGAAGGCGTGTGCGTAGTGAACCAAGATGCGCGGCTCTTGCTGAGAGTAGTCGATAGCGGCCCACTGTTCGCCTTCTTCTGGCAGGAACAGGGACCGGATCATTGGTCCTATCTCAGGGTCGCGGGCGGGGATTTGTTGTAGGTTGGGGTTATTCATGGAGAACCGCCCAGATACAGTACCGCCGTCGTCTGATCTAATTTGGTTTATGTGGCTATGTATACGTCCATCGGAGTTACAGAAGGTCAGGATGTTGTTGATGAACGTTCCTGACGTTTTGTTGAGGTTCCGCGCTGCTACGATCAGTTTAGGTAACTTATCGGGATGTTCTGACAGAAACTTCTTTGTGAAGGACGGCGATCCCTTTTCTGTTTTAAAGTATTCTATGCCTAGTTTATCGAAGGCTTTGGCGATAGATGCCGCGGCCCAGATTTCTATGTCGCAACCGGAGATACGTTTTATTTCCTTGTGGACTTCTTTTTCTCTCTTTAGGATTGCGTTCCGCGTTATTTCGGCTTTGTCCATATCGACGCGGATACCGCGCCAAGTCATTTCTACGAGGCAGGGCAGGAGGTCCAGTTCGAGCTTTGTGACGGCTTCGATGTTTTCTTTGCCCACCTGTACGGACAGGTAGTCCCACAGTTTAAGTGTAATCTCTGCATCGTTCTGTGCGTATGGCCCGACAAACATTGCAGGCATCTTCCACATTTCTGCTTTTGCATCGAACCCGAAGTCGGCAGCGGCGGCGTTCAGTAGCTTTTCTGACTTGGCTATACCTAGAAGTTCGTAGCAGAGGTTGTTGAGACTGAAACTTCTGCGGTTTTCATCAAGCAGGGACGCCACAACCATCGTGTCGATCACGCGGCCCTTTACATCAAAGCCCATGCGCTTGATCCAGCCGAGGTCATACTGAGCGTTGTGCATGACTTTATCTGCGGGGCAGTCGAATATCTTTTTGAGCCACTTATTTACTTGCTTTTCGTCTAGGTTGCCGCCGCCTTGGTGCCTAATGGGGATGTATCCGGCCCACTCTGGGGTTGCCACGGCGTAACCTACCACTTCCCCGTCACCTCTGGCCCATCCGGGGCCCATCTTTTTAAGGTTAGGGTCTTTGGTTTCAACGTCGATAGCGATTGTTTTGGCGTGTGTTAGGTCTGGCAGTTCGTGCGGTGGCACCCATTCGGATGTTAAGGACGCGCTGCCTACTGTTAGGTTACTCACTTTTTTCTCCCGAAAAAGACCCGCCAATGCAGGAGTATCCGCACTTGTCGATCCATGAGTCTTCATGGTCTAGGGT